GTCTATGAAAACAGTATAGCGGTGACTAAGTCACCTGTCAATAGGTTTTTTAAAAATATATTTTTGTAAGGAAACAATGGGTTGTGATTGAGGTTGACAATCTAAATGAATCCAAGGTATTGTTGATTATGCCAGTAACAAAATACACTGATGAATTGGCAGATGCCATTTGCCTTGAAATAGCTTGCGGTGATGGTGTCAATGTAGCTTGTGAAAAACACAAGATTGAACCAAGAACATTTTTTAGATGGTTGTTAGAAAATAATGACTTACGCCATAAGTACATGCGCGCGCGTGATAATAGAGCCGATGCTCATTTTGAGAGTTCCAAGGAACTTATGGATGATCTTAAAGCGGGAAAAATCACATCCGATCAAGCGCGAATCATGCTAGATGAAATCAAGTGGAAGTGCGCTAAGCAAGCCCCCAAAAAATACAGCGATAAATACACGGTTGCGGGCGATCCTGAAGCCCCACTAGTAACGGCCAACATTGATATGACCAAACTTGACACCGACACGCTTACCAAGCTTTTAGCCGCTCGGCGCAATGACGCTCCAGCTAACTAAAACCGATCTCCTCAATGCCGAGCGCGAGCTGTGCCGCCGTTCTTTGGCGCAATTCGCTAAGTTAGCATGGCCCGTGTTGGAACCAACAACCCCGCTTAAATGGGATTGGCCTCTTGATGCGATATGCCGACACCTTGAGGCTGTGACAGATGGAAGAATCACTAGACTGCTGATGAACGTGCCGCCCGGCACCATGAAGTCCTTGCTTACGGGTGTTATCTGGCCAGCTTGGGAATGGGGGCCGCGCAAGATGCCGTCGATGCGGTATGTGGGCACAGCGCATGAAGAACAGCTTGCAATTCGTGATAGCCGTCGTTGCCGTGATCTTATCAAGTCAGAATGGTATCAAAATTTGTGGCCTCTTGAATTATTGCAAGACCTAGACGGCAAACGAGAGTTTGGAAACGTGCATAAAGGCATACGCCAAGCTCGGTCGTTTACCAGCATGACCGGGGTTCGGGGCGATAGGGTGATCATTGATGATCCTATTTCTGCCGATGCCGCCAACAGTGACGCTAAGCTCGAAGCCGCTAAAATTTCATTTACCGAGACAATCCCCACCCGTGTTAACAGCGACAAATCGGCTATTGTTGTCATCATGCAGCGGCTTAATGAGCGTGATGTGAGTGGTGTTATCCTAAGCACTGGCCTTGATTATGTGCATCTATGCATCCCCATGCGGTATGAGCCTGATAGGCATTGCACGACATCTATCGGTTGGAGTGATCCGCGCACGGTGCCGGGCGAACTAATGTTCCCCGCCCGTTTTAGTGAAGCCCAGGTACAAGAACTAGAGCGCAGCCTAGGAAGTTACGGCACCGCTGGTCAGTTACAACAACGCCCTGCCCCTCGCGGCGGCGGCATCATAAACACTGACTGGTTCCGGTACTGGCAAGTTTTGCCTGCATTAGATTATCGTTTTATTACAATGGATACAGCGCAAAAAACTGGGCAACAAAACGACTACAGTGTCATGCAGTGCTGGGGTAGATCAACTATAGGGCAAGCCGTGTTGATTGATCAGTTGCGGGGCAAATGGGAAGCCCCTGAGTTGCTTATGCAGGCGCGTGCGTTTTGGCTAAAGCAGCAAGGCGATATGCGGCCAATGGTGCAACGTGCGGCATTGCGTGGGTTGTATGTTGAGGACAAGGTAAGCGGCACAGGATTAATACAGACCATGCGCCGTGAGGGGATGCCAGTGCTAGCCGTGCAACGCAATAAAGACAAGATAAGCCGCGCCTATGATGCCGCCCCGTTTATTGAGTCGGGCAACGTCATGCTCCCGCAAGATGCATACTGGCTGTCTGACTTACTGGCGGAAACATCTTCATTCCCCGCAGGAGCACACGACGATCAGCTTGATCCGATGTTTGACGCTATCGGGATTGTCCAGCGCACACAAGCAACTATCCCCGCTGAATCGTTTATGCCCTTGCCAACACGTCACAAATGGTGATAAGCAACGCATATGTTGGACAATGACAACGAAAACTTTAGAGAAATTTCAGAAGAAGCATTGTCACGTTTTGCAGACGTGCAAACGGCAATGCAAAAATGCCGTGATCAATGTTTAGAGGATCGTAAATTTTACTCGCTTTATGGAGCGCAATGGGAAGGCAATCTTAGCCAACAATTTGAAAATAAACCTAAATTTGAAGTAAACAAAGTTCACCTTTCGGTTCTGCGGGTCATAAACGAGTATCGCAACAACCGGATTACAGTGAATTTTGTCAGCAAAGACGGAAGTGAAACGCCGGATGATTTGGCCGATGTGCTTCAGGGGTTGTATCGTGCCGACGAACAAGACAGTGTTGCGGATGAGGCCTATGATAACGCCTTTGAAGAGTCTGTTGCGGGAGGTTTTGGGGCTTGGCGGCTTAGGGCCGATTGGGAGGATGACGCAGACCCAGATGACGATAGGCAACGTATAAAGATCGAGCCTATTTTTGATGCGGACACCAGCGTTTATTTTGATTTGGATGCAAAAAGACAAGATAAATCAGATGCTAAATATTGTTTTGTGGTGTATTCAATGACACCAAAGGCGTTTGAAAAACAGTTTGGAGAAGAAAATTCCCCCGCATCATGGCCGAAAGATTCACGCAGGACAAATTTTAATTGGGCGCGTCCTGATGTTGTTTATGTTGCAGAATATTACCTTGTCGAGGAAAAAAAAGAACCATATCAATTTTGGGAACACATTGGCGGTGACGTTGAAAAAATAAGCACAAAAACACTGAAAGAAAACCCCGAAAAAGAAGCTGAGCTTATTGCAACAGGCGCAACATTGCTTCGTAAGAAAAATTTTACTACAAAACGTGTGCGGAAGTATTTGTTATCTGGCAACGGCGTTTTAGAGGATTGCGGCTACATTGCCGGGCAATCCATCCCAATTGTGCCTGCGTATGGAAAACGGTGGTTTATTGAGGACATCGAATGGTGCATGGGCCATGTGCGGATGTCGAAAGACCCGCAACGACTAAAAAACATGCAGCTTTCCAAGCTGGCTGAAATTAGTGCTGTATCGTCCATTGAAAAGCCCATTTTTACGCCGCAGCAGATAGCCGGCCATCGAAATATGTGGGCTGATGATAATACTAAAAATTATCCTTATTTGCTTGTTAACCCCATAACGGACGCTACTGGCCAACAAGTGCCGACTGGCCCCGTAGGATATACTCGTAGCCCCGTTGTCCCGCCAGCGATGGCGGCCTTGCTTGGCTTAACCGAGCAAGACATGCAAGAGATCATGGGATCGCCGCAACAAGCGGAAAAGATGGTCAGCAATATATCTGGCAAAGCCGTTGACATGATCCAGCAGCGTCTTGACATGCAAACATTTATTTACATGCGCAATTTTGCCAAAGCCATGAAACGGTGCGGTGAAATATGGCTGTCGATGGCAAAAGAGCTTTACACGCAAGACAAACGCAAAATGAAGTACGTCATGAAAGACGAAAAAATTAAATCCGTTGAGCTAATGCGCCCGATGGTAAAAGATGATGTATTGTATTACGAAAACGATTTAACGAAAGCTAATTTTAATGTTGCTGTGGATGTCGGGCCATCGTCGAGCAGCCGTAAATCTGCCACGGTGCGCTCTTTGACTGGTATGCTACAAATCACCGACGATCCTGAAACAAAACAGGTCTTGCTAGCCACGGCCATGCTAAATATGGAAGGTGAGGGTATTAGCGATGTTAGGGATTATTTCCGTAAAAAATTAGTGCGTGCTGGTGTCGTTAAGCCGACTGAAACAGAAATTCAAGCGATGCAAGCGGAAGCACAAAATCAGCAACAAGATGCCAATACAATTTATTTACAGGCCGCTGCCGAAGAAGCTACGGCAAAAGCAACCAAGGCTCGTGCCGATACCGTGGAAACGCTGGCATCCGCCGGGCTTAAACGCGCCCAAACGGCCAAAACACTTTCTGACGCTGGGATACCTATTGGCGCCCAGTTGGAAACGGCAACCACTCAGCCGCCGATTGGGTGAGCATCCATAAGAGGAATCAATGGAAAACGAACAAAACTTTTTAGAAGCTGAGCAAAAACAAGAAATAGAAAACACAGAAAACAACGATCTAAAACAAGAGGCACAACAAAGCGAACAAGAGGAACAAGAGCAGATTGTCATTTCAATCGGCGATGAGCAGCTTGTAGAGCCTGAAGAAATAACCAAAGCCCCTGAATGGGTTAAGGAGCTTCGTAAAGCAAATCGTGAAAAAGAAAAAAAAATTCGAGAGCTTGAACAAAAACTTAACCAACAAACTACGCCAGAAAAAAAACGTGAGATTCTCGGAAAAAAACCTACGTTAGAAGACCATGATTATGACGCTGAAAAGTTTGAAGCTGCATTGTCTGACTGGGTAATACAAAAGCAACGTGTTGAACGGCAAATTGAAGAAGAAAAAAAAGCAGAGCAAGACCAAATTTTTGCATGGAATAAGCGATTGCAAGAATACGAAAAAGCAAAAGCAGAGCTTCCGGTAGAAGATTATGATGATGCTTTTAACAAAGTTTCCCAATT